TAGACATACCTGAATCGGGACTGCAACGCAGAAACTAGCGCTGCCTTCTCAACTCCGTGGAGTCCCCACGCGAACGGTCTCTTTCGTTCGAGCTGCTGTGCGATAGGCTTTGAAAACATGCCTCCAACAATAGTCGTAGGCAACGGCGCCATCCATATGAGCCGAGTTTTTGGGCCAGATAGCCCAGGCTGAACACGGCGACCACCCATATAGGGGTCGAAGCCGCGAGTCCCTTCCAGAATGCGACTAGCCAGGTCCATTCCGGCCTGAAGAACATCGCCATTGCGACGGAAGAAAGGAGCGCCAGAATAAGCAGTAGGATCGAGATGATCCCGTACAAGCGCATCCATAGCGTAAGGCCTTGTCCCTGTTTGCGGACGACCTGTAGCATCTCTCGTTGCAGAGAACGCGGCGCTGTAAGCGGATGTGTCCCACGGTCGAAGGAACGCATGGGCATTAGACCCAGATGCTCCATCGGAATCTGCAGTTCCCCGTACATCAGAGTGAGAGCTGTCAGAAGCGCCGTTGTCGGATCTAGGTCGCTCGGTCGCATAACCGAATCCCCAGTAACGATGTACGGCCCCATGCCTTCTTGAATCGGGCGAACTTTCTCCTCTTCGACAGGAGCAAGCTCCGATTCCCGAAACGGTGAACGGAACTGTGTTGGAACCTGCATCCTCGGGTCCGGGCGCCTCTGATAGCGTACGGGCGGAATAAGGTCCTGGCTTTCCAATTCCGCGTCTGGTTGTAGACTGGAATCTAGTTGATTTGGTGGCATGAACGGGACACCCATATCTGTCGAGGCCCGCTTCCACCCATCTGGGATCGGTGACACTCCTATTATCCCTTTCTGTATCCAGCCCAGAATAGTGCTTTTCGATCAACCAACCAAGGAGGAAGTCCTGAGCTGGCGTCACTACAGCACGGCTGAGCCATTGCAAAGCATCGGAAAACCGACGATTCTTCGTTCTGTAATAGCCCAAATAATCGAGCCCAGCACGAAGTCGAAGATTATCGTAATCCGACACAGCGATCTGCGGACTAATATCATCCGCTCGCGCGACTGACATGTCGCCCCTAACTTAAGCTGGCCTTCGCGGTCCAGTGCAGTTTCTGGCCATGAAACTGTACCCTCTCATTGACCATTTACCTCCTGGTCGACGAGTTAGACTCGTCTTGTTAGACGGTTCCAGATCTCACCTGGCTTGGACGGTGTAATCCAAGGGCGTACACGCCACTGTGCCTTACGGCCACATATCAATGCCACACCGGACATAAAACATGTGCACATTACGATGTGAACGCATCCG